TTTTACATCGTCTCAGTAGAAGGCAACACATAATAAGTTGAACGACGTCAGACTGTGTCTGTAGGCGTTTCTCGGTAAAAGTGTAAAGGTAGCTTGAATGTACCTGTCCCCCATAGGGATGAACGTGTCTTCGCGTTAACGACAGCTGTGTATAGTATATCCAGTAATGGACCTCATAATATCCTGTAATTCGATAAAAGCAGGAAGCTACGTATAAAGAGGCGTAGTGCACTAAACTTTCGGCCACCAGGCTTGGTTATAGCCGAGTGCGGCACCCACTTTATGGACCGGTCCCGGTCTTCGCCTTAAGCCGTACCCCCAAAGCCCCCGATTTGCGCTCCTAACCCGTTCCCAAATCACCCAAAACCCCCAACACACCCATGAATTTTATCCCCTTCTGTATCTATATGATCCAGATATATCTTTTTAAACATTTAAACCCCCGCTTCTATATTATAGGAGCACCCCCGATCCAAGATGAAATTCAATACAGCCTACGCCTTTTTAAAGGCTAGGATGTTCCAGACAACTGGTCCTAATCTACAGGACCCAAATGCCGTCGTTGACTATGTCAGCATGGCGACAAAGCCTCAGAATGAAGGAATTCGAGGTGAGATCCAGAAATGGCTGGATTCTCTAGGAGTAGGTGATATGAATGTCTTTAGACATGTGGAAAGATTGGTTATGCTATTCGTGTCAGTGTCCCAAACGACATCGGTAGCAGGATTTGTTGCAGCATTTGGACTATATGCAGGTGACTTTTACAGTGGCTCCATTGTTGAAATGGTGGAGTCTTACTGTTTTGAGATGTTTGCTGGTCCTCAGGGACCAGGAGGTGATGATGAGAATAAGGGTAAGTCCTGGAGTGAATTCTTTAGGAACTTACGAAACAATTGGGAGAGCGTTAAGCTTTCTCCTTTGTTCGAGAATTTCTCTCGCCTTCTTGGTCTCGCTGTGGCTATGGAATTTTGTCGCATAGAAGATGTGACGCTGAATGTAAAGCAAGTAAAAATGTGGGGTCCCGACCTCAAATTATTGCATGCTGATGCATTCTCTTTGATCGACGCAGCCTTTCAGACAGTATCTTTCTTTGCTGAGAAATTTACTGAGAGTTGGGAGAAGGGATCTATTTCCCATTTCTTTTACCCTGAAGATAAGGCTATTAAGCTTGATCAGATTCTCGCTCAACTCAGAGCGGAACAAGACTACCTCCTTGCAGGTTCCATTGAAAAACTGGATGGCAGAACTGATACTGCGTACCAGAAGGATTTGGATTATTGCATTTCAGAAATCACTGAGATGCTCCGTCAAGAAAAGAACGACATGCGTAAGCGTGTTCTCTCAGACAAACTTATGTGGTGTACAGCCATGGAAAAGAAAATTGTAGCCGCCAAGGTCGGCACAAAGTCAAGGAGAGCGCCCTTCGGATACGGAGTACGAGGTGTACCCGAGGTAGGAAAGTCTGAGTTTGTCAAACAACTCAACAAAATTTTGCTCCAGTCCGCAGGATTGGACACATCGGAAGAATTGAATTATACGAAGAATCTGTCCGCTCAGTATTGGGACGGTTTCAAGTCTAAAATGACAACAATTCTATTCGATGATTGTGGGTCAGGAAACCCACAATTGGAAAAGACAAATTATGCCGAAGAATGGATTAAGGTTATGAATCGTGTAGCCTTTTCTCCAAACATGGCAGCATTACCTGATAAGGATACGCGTTTTGCGGAGCCTGAAATTGGTTGTTGTACTTCAAATGACGACCATTTTGGTTTCCGTTCGCGTCTTTCTTCTCCTGATGCTGGTATGCGTCGGTTTGATTTGCTTTTCACCCAGCGTGTCAAACCAGAATTCCGTAAGGATATTGGTAACATCTATGGTATTGACAAGCAAAAAGTCCGTAAGTGGAAGGATGAAAATCCTGGCCAACCAATTGACGACGTATGGGAATTTGACGTCGCAATGTGGGAATGTTCCGGCAGAAACGGCACTTTAGGTAAGGAAGTGTGGCTCAAGAAGAATGCCACCGCGCTTGAAGCAGCTAAAATTTCCGTTCGTATGTTCCACGAGCACCGCAATCATGAAATCAAGTGTATGGCTGAAAAGACAGACGCTGATAATGTCCCTTTGTGTGGTGTTGATGGATGTACTGCGTTCGCGAATTGCTGTTATAAGCATTCCTTTCTACCCGCAGCAACAAAGTCCGAAACAACTATTCCCGCCCCGGCCCCCTCGCCGTTCGAGGGGGTATCGCCTGCTGAAATGGAGATTGAACTCTCCAAGCGAGCCACTGTCCTAGCTGATATGGAACAGTTTGGTAAGCAATTCGGTAAGGCGGAGCCCAATTTTGATACTGTCGGTGATTTCACTGTGGCAGCATTCACCAAGGTTCAGACTAGTATATGGTCTACCATTAAGCGTGAAGTGTTTGGCATTTGTGACAATCTAGATCGGATGGGCTCGATCGGTTTACTGACAGCAGGTGCGTACTTTTATCGTCATTTTGATTGGTTGAAGTTCGTACCAACCCCCTGGATTAACAATCCAACTTTCAGGAGACTAGCTATGAGTATGGATTACAAGCGTTTGCGAAATCGCTATGTGACCTACACTTGTGGCCTATGGTCTCTTGTTGGCTGTGGAACTTTCTCTCTGTTTACCAATGAACGTGTAGCTGAACGCTGGCCATCTAGGATCAGACGAGGTGCGGCAATTTTGCCATTATGCACTATTGGTGGTCTTATGATGCAGCGTACAGTAGCAAGTATTATCGATGAAGGATACAGGAGAGAGTTAGCCGAAAGAAATACTATCGCTGATATGTACCGTGGTTTGCGAGATCACTATATGCCTAAGGTGTACATCGGTTCTGCTATTATTGCAGCCGTTTTACTCCTGGGTAAGGTGTACTCTGCAACTCGCGGTATGGAATCACAGGGTTCTCTCACACCCGAGACTCCAGAGGATGTTGCGGCGCGTGATGCGTCACCAAATCCCTGGTATACCGGATTTTTCGGTTTTAGTAGAGCGAGTATTTCAGAAAAAGCTAGGACTACAACACCTAGCGATGTAAGTAGGAAGGTTTTCCGCAACACTGTTTACCTTAAGACTACTCACTCCAACGAGTTTGGTAATGCGTTGTTTATTCGATCTTGTTTATTACTTGTTCCAAATCACTATTTTGATGATAGGGACGAGTTGCAAATCGAGGTAACGACAAATAACCCTCTTACTCGTGGAAAGAAGAGTTTAAAGGCCAGTATTTCTAAGCGATTTTCCTGGAGACCACAAGGTCAGGCAGACATTCGTTTTTGCTATTTACCTATTGGAGGTGATTTCGCTGATATCTCTGATTTCTTCCCCGAATCTCCGATGCCGGGAGATGGAGTCCTAATGAGATGGCGAGATAGCGAGGCAGAAGAATGCCCGATCTATGGAAAGACCACGCCCAGTATGACTGGATATGGTGGTCTAAAGTTCCAGGGTGGTGTCACTCGTAACATGACTGAGAATACGTTCAGAGGATTGTGCGGTGTACCACTTGTTGGACAAGGCAGAGATTCTGCCATCCATGGTATCCACGTTGCTGGAAAGACTGGTGAAAACAGAGGCTGCTACTGTTACGTTTCACGTGACCATGTAGACGAAGCCGTCGTTAGATTGTCGGAAATGGCTGGCGTTGTATTGCCAGCATCCCAAGGCGTTTTTGAAAAACAAATTCACGGCCGTCAAGTTATTATTGATGAGAACCTACACCCTAAGTCCGTAGCGAATTTGTTGCCGGAGGACAGCCATATTGCTTTCATGGGCCACACTGGTGGTCGTGTGACTTCTCGCAGTGATGTGAGAGTTACACTTATCAGTGAACATGTTGCAGATGTGCTGGACGCTCCAAATATCTATTGTGGACCAAAGATGAAGCCCGAGCGATATGCTTGGGAAACTAATCTCCGCAAGATGATGGAACCGGCCAAAATGTTTCCGGGAGAATTGCTGCATCATAGTGTCCAGGATTATATGTCCCCTATCCGCGAATTGTTTCACCGAAAGATGTGGAATGATATTGGACCTTTGACGGAGCAGCAAAATTTGTGTGGTATTCCTGGCAAGAAATTCATTGATGCAATGAATATGAATACTGCAGCCGGATTTGCTTTCACCGGCAAGAAGAGAGACTGGGTCGAAGAAGAAGTAGACCCTGAGACTAATCTTTTGACGCGTAAACTTAATTGTGAAATGCGTACAGAAGTAGTCCGTCAAATCAATTGCTGGCGTGAAGGAAAG